AATACTTTCTGGTGTCCCAGAAAAGACCATATTCACATCAGACTGGTTCACGTAAAACAAAAGATCATATGCCAGATAACTTACCGTTTTAGAGCTGCCTTTCTTATCCGCATCAAATATGATTCCACCGAAAATATTGTTTTCCGCATCATCCTGCATGATTATTTCATCCCCGATGTCAATAGACACATTCGGAAATAGGGTGTCTTTTTTGTTCTGTGCGATAGTGAAATTGATTTTTCTGGACACCTGGGAAGTATCGCCAGACCAAGTGATTTTCTCTATTAGCTGGCTGATATCCTTTCCTCCTGTCAGTAATTTCATTCCTTCCACCGCCTTTATGCCGGAATTGAAAGCACAGTGCCCGGATAAATCCAGTGCCCGTTCCCGGAATTACTTTTTCCGTGGCTCTTGGCTGCCGCTTCAATCGTTCCGCTATTTGCACCATATATCTTCGTATACTGTGCCCCATTTCCGTAATATTTCTTTGCAATCCCCCACAAAGTATCCCCGCTAACCACCGTATGGCTTCCACCTGCGCTGGTATTGGGTCGATCTGTAAGACCGTTATCTCTGACCTTTGGCGTGATATTTACCGTGGGAACATTTAAAGTAACATACTCTGAAAAAGACATAGTATAATAAATATCCTCGTCTCCCTCATTTCCAGAATAATTCAGTTCATCCATCAACATGGCTAGATTGATATCCATGTCCGTTACAATGACGCGAACCACCTTTTTCGATGTTTTCCACTCATCCAGCATGGTGATATAACCTTTCGGTGTATCTTCAGCTCTGCTGCTGAAAGGAGAGTTTTCTGATGGGAAGAAGCTGGAAAACTTTGTGCGTTTTAATCCACAGTCTCCTGGAAGATTGACTTCTCCCATTTCCAGCAGGGTTATCGTCTGATTTAACTGTTTTGATGTAATCTCCACCGTTTTAGGGTTAATCGGGAGCTTAATGACTTCGCTCCGATTATCCACACTTAATTCAATGATTCTTTCTTCCATAAGCTCCCTCCTATCCCATATTTACAATTACTTCTACAAATTTCTTTGCTACTTTATCAGCCATCTCATCAATATCATCTTCTGACCGGACATTGATGGTATCTGCAAGTTTGGCAATCTGGACTGTAATGCTTCCGAGGAATCCTCTTGCTCCACCAGACGAAGTGCTGCCCGGTACCTCCATGCTGCTCCTGCTCTCCCTGATCCGGTCGATCAGAGCTGAAAGATGCTGGTCAATATTTGTTAAAACGCCGATGACAGAGGACATTCCTCCACCGTTTCCGGAGGATGCTGCCATACTTCCCTGTACTACGCCACCGAATGCATTGCTGGTCAGAGACACACTTTCCTTGTTTGGAAGTATCCTGGAACCTCGCGGCAGATTTACAAGCTCTGGGCCTTCCTCACCTACCCAGGTAAGTCCACCACGCCAGTTGTTGTCTCCAGCCGCATTCTTTCCAACGCTTCCCGATCCACTGCCTCCAGAACCTGCAATCTTGGCTCCTGTGTTGCTGATCCAGTCCGCTACCTTACCGATAGCCGAACCAATTCCTTCCACAATAGGCTGAACCACGCTCCAGACGCTCTCCAGGATACTCTGAATTCCTGGGAACACGCGCTGAACCACGCTGAAAACAAGCTCGAATACACTAATGCACAAATCCATAATAGGCGAGATCACGCTCCAGGCTGTGGTCAATACAGAACCGATTGCCGGGCCAGCTACCGCGATAACCTCCTGGATGAAGCCCATCCGCTCTCCGATAAAGCCGATCACAGAACTTACTTTCTCACCAATGCCATCGAATATCGTACTGAAAACAGGGGCAAGCGCCACAACAGCCACACCGATAGCCGACACCAGCCCTGCGATAACTGGCGATGCCTGAGAGATCAGGCCACTGATACCAGAAACCACGCTTGAAATCACCGGGAGTATTACTGGAAGCATAGTTGAAACAGTGTTCACAATGCTTCCAATTGCTGGGGCACTGGCTACTGCAGCCTGACCAAGGGAATTTGTTATGCTCTTTCCGAAAGATACAAGTTCCGGTATAGCCGCTGAAAACTTGGAACCCAGGTTTCCGATACCATCAAACGCCTGGTTGACTGCGCCGCTCATAGAAGATGGCAGTGCGCTCACAATTCCGTCTTTCAGGCCCTTGACGATTTCTCCACCAGATTCTTTAATCTTCGGAGCAGCCGCCTTTATACCTGTTTTCACAGCTCCAGGAAGCGCTTTTACGACTCGTCCAACCATCGGAACCGCATTCTTGAACAGGAACGTGCTGGCCGTCTCCACTACAGAGCCCATAGCGCCTTCTACATCACCGCCACTCGCCATAAAGCCAAGCAGATTTTTAACTGCGGACTTCATGGCTCCGAAAGATCCGCTGAATGTGGTCGATGCTTCTCTCGCTGTGGTTCCTGTAACATCCAGTTTTTCCTGGATCACATGGATCGCGTTATACACATCCGCCAGATTATCCAGGTTATACTTAACTCCAGAAATTTTCCCAGCATCCTTTAACAGACGCTCCATTTCCGACTTCGTACCACCGTAACCAAGTTTCAGGTTATCCAGCATGGTGTAGTTCTGCTTGGCAAAGCCCTGATAAGCGTTCTGGATAGAGCCTATGTCGGTACCGAATTTATTCGCGTTATCTGCCATATCCACCATGGCCTGATCCGCCACTGTGGCCGCTTTTGCCGTATCACCCTTTAAACTGTTCAGCAGCGAAGCTGAAAAGCTGGTGACCTGCTCCATATAATCATTTGCTGATAATCCCGCTGTTTCAAAGGCTTTGTCCGCATTCGCTTTGACTGTATCCGCATCATCCTTGAATAAGGTCTCGACACCGCCACGGCTCTGCTCCAGCTTCGCACCTTCGCTTACTGATGCTCCCACCACTGCAGTAGTGGCCGTGGCCGCTGCGATTGCAACCGGTATAACAACCTTGGTTCCCAGTTCTTTCATTTTTCCGCTGATAGCAGAAATTCCTTTGCCGGTAGCATCCTTGATCTTCACTACCGGCTCGGCAACCTTTTTCCCAAGATCTTTTACACGGCTTTCTACCGCTTTAACTTTCGTTGTGGCCATGTCCTTTACAGCCATGGCCGTCACTACTTTTTTCCGGAGCGGTTCCATTTTGGACTTCAAGCTATTCAGTGCCTTGGTTGCCGGAGTTGCATCCAGCTTTGCCTGGTACTTTTCCTTCCAGGTTTTCTCCATCTCCTCACGGGTTTTCTTAACATCCTCCCGGAAAGAAGTTTGTTCTTTCTTTATGATCCGGAGAGTTGCCGTGACATTATCCTTAATGCTGATACTTCCTATCACACTCATTTGTCACTTGCACCCCCGTTCCCTTCAAAAGCAAACAGCTTTCTTCTTTCCTCTATGGCCGTCTCCATGGAAGCAAAATAAAAGAGCCTTTCCTCCAGGCTCAGATTCAGGATATATTCAGGTGTGATTCCCTTCTGCAGATAAAAGTGCAGGAAATAGGTTTCTCCGTCTCGGCTTATGAGTTTTTTAATTCTTCAACCACAGTAACCTTCTTATTTCCGAGTACACCGGAAAGCTTCATGATCTCTGTAGCGATTTCTGTTATCTCGCTCATTTCAAAGATATTCACCACTTCCGGATATGTCTGGATCAGCCCCTGATTCATCATCTCCTGTGCGACTTCTTTTAAGTTCGGTTCCACAACGGCCAGATAAATCGTATATTTATCTGCCGCATTCGGATCGTTTTCATCTTCGATTTCCGTACACTCTACGATTTCCGGATAATCCAGGTTGCGGATTTTAATATTTTCATCCAGGCTCGGAATATGTAATGTGCGGTATTTTCTGACCTTTTTCTCCTGAAAGCGCTTGATCGCCTTGTTAGTAAAACTCTTAAATACCTCGCTCTTATCTTTATCCATGACTGTTTCCTCCTCTTATGCTGCAATCTGATCCAGATTCTGCAGATCAGACGGTGTGAAGCCGATGCTGGTTTCTTCCTCGACAATTCCGCCTTTTTCCCAGTTGGCCACCGGAAGTTCATTGTGCCATACATTGTTAGCTGACCAGCGCTCTGTCTGCCCATTCACGGCATCTGGATCTTTCAGCTTTGCAATAATCTGGCAGCGCACATCCTTGCCTTTCTTCCAGCTTTCCAGGATTGCTTTTGCCCTGGTATAAACTTTTTTTACGGTATAGGAGCCTTCGCCCTTTAACCCGGTAATCTTAGAGTCCACATCAATACCGATCTGGACATCTTCACGATTGGCTGTTACCTTTAACTCGATCTTAGAAAATTCAAAGATTTTCTCTCCATCGATCCAAAGCTCTCCCCAGGTACCGGAAAGAGTTTTGTTGCCTCTGATACTCTCTGCCATTGTCATTCCCTCCTTACATGTTTACTGTCATTTTCAGATCTTCCATGGCATCCACAAATTTCACGTTACTGGTCACAAAGACCTTGCTTCCTGTATTTGCTTCGGCCACCGCTGTATCATCCATTTCTGATGTGTCGGTGCCTCGTCCTTCCAGATAATTTCTCTGGGCATCTACATCTACAGATACGGTATTGTCATAACTGCGATCCAGGACATCCCCAAGAAGCTCCTTATGGTAAGAGCTGATGGCTGCCACAAACATCTGCTTGTTGTCATAGTCATTGATGACTTTGCCCACATAATACTTTTCAAATGTATCCCGGATATCATCCATGTAGAGATCCATGCCCTCCACGATCTTGATCTTCCGAAAATCTTCCGTTTTGGTGGCAGTAAAGGAAGTCAGGCTGTTCACACCGCGCCCAATCTTATACTGGCTGCCATCAAAGGTAAGGATCAGTTCGCCTGCATCGATCCGCTCATTCGGATCATCCGGCACTTCTGCCGAAGAAACATCGTTCAGAACATAAAAGGTACTGCTTCTGGAAAGAGACAGTCCAGCAAGGATTCCTGCGATCCGCGCACAGTATTCCGCTGCAGTATGCTTTTTCCCGGTAACAGACGAAGTAATGTTCTCTGTGGTAAAGTTGATAATTCCCTCATGATCTCCCGCATAATGGGGAAGAATCACCTTGAAGGTCTTCTTTTCATCATTGCGGTACTGCTTGATCCAGGCTCCGATCATCGTGGTATCTGCCGCCTTAATTCCAGGGATGCACAGATAATTCCATTTTAAGTCCTTTAACTTCTTCAGAACCGCGTTGTAGCTTTCTACATTGGTGGCCACTCTCATGGCAATCACTTTTGAAGGTGCCCCCTCATAGATCAGCTTCAGATAATTGTAGTTATCCTCCGTCCACTGAGTGAAATCCACATCATCCACTTTGTTGTAAACATTCTGTTCTTCACCTTCCGTGTCATCGTTCAAAATAACCGCCACAATTCCTCTGGCACTGCGCTCAATGGCACTAACGCCTTTTGACTGGAAGATAAAGTTAAAATTCGGTAATCCCAGGCTCATGTTTACTCACTCTCCTTTTTCAGTGATACTCCCAGCTCCTCCATCCGGTCATTTGTAACCTTCTGTTCTTCGGAGTGCCGGAAATTGATAGTAAAAATGTAGTGGAGAACGTGATCCACTACATTGATGTCCGCATTCCCGATGGTGATCTTCCTATCACCAAATGAAAGCACCGGACGAATGGCTGCGTCAATTTCAGCAGCTTTAATGAGATAATCATTATTGCTTTCACTCTTCTCATGGTAGGTAACATCCACCATAACGCTCATGTCCGTGTAAATCCCATCCACAGTTACAGGACTTCCTGGCTTCAAATCCACAAAATACCAGGTTTTAGTCTGTTCCACTCCATGAGCCGGGTCTGTACTTTTGATTTCTTCAAAAAAGACATCTGTATCCGGATCTATCTTCTTTAAGACCCGGATCAGCGCGTCTTTTATCTGCAATACTGGATTTTCCATCATTTCTCCTTAAACCAAATCATGCGTGTTTAAAAAATCAGCCAACCAGGCCCGCAGGTAATCTGGAAGTTTCCGATCCATTTCCTGCAGAGACACCTCCAACATATGAGCGCCTTTTTTGAAGCCGCCACCCTTCATGCGATGCCCATACTCCACAGGCTCCGCATATTCCACATTGTTGTAAA